CAAACCAATCTGTCCAAAAATACGAACTTGATTACACAAAACATATTGAAAACTGTTGTTATGATGTTGTTTATGAAAACACAGTAGGTGAAGAAAAGTTTGTAAATCTTCCAGAAAAGATCGTCCCAATTCTGGATATGAATAAACATAAAGATGTAACTGTATTCCTTGGGAGTAAAGTTTATCCAGTTGTTGAGAGAATAATCCCAATGGATACTCTAAAGAGTAGTAAAGATGTTATTCTAAATTTGGCATCTATTGTAAGTTGCCAAAAAGATTTTAACAATTTTGTAGTATCAGTTTTCAATGAAGGTAGTAATGTTTACATTGAACTGATTCCTGAAACAGGAGCTGCATAATGAAGATACAAGACATTGAAGTAACAGAACTTATTATGCCTAGAAAATTGATTTACAAAAATGAGTTATACCAAATTACAAAAATAGCGAAAAAATTTGAAATTAAAAAATATATAATCAAAACTGTTGATGATAAAATTGATATGGTCATCCTAGACAATCCACATCCAAATGCAATTCCAAGGACTGGAGAGTTTTGTATACCAAACAGTTTAAGACAACATGAGTTAACGAAAGAATCGAACTCAATGATAATTAGTATGTTATCCTGCTTCAATTTAGATGATTGTTATTTTACACCTTGGGACGAAATAAAATATGAAAGACAGAGGTGTTAGGAGTATGGAAAAGAAACGATTGAGTAATGAAGAAATGTCAGATCAAGTTGGAACTCTTATTGATGACGTTGTAAAATGTTGTAAAGATGCTGTTAAGTCGTTCTTTAGTTTGATGGTTGAGAGAACTGAGCAAACAGCAAGCGATTTAGTTGACAAGGGAGTTGATAATTTAAAGGAAAAGATAATTGAAAGAGAGCCAGATGACCAAGACAATTAAGATTAATTTAGATGAACCATCATTATTAGAACAAGAAATTGTTCGTATAGTCGAAGAAGCTATTAAAAACTCGAAAATACAATTGGCGGCAGATGATATAAGAATCATTGCGCGTGGAGTAATGCCTGATTTAGACAGAATGATTGCGAATAAAGTTAGCCAACACTTTTTCGAGATAGGACAGTTTTTGACTGACAAATTCAAACTGGGAGATTAATAATGCCTAAGATATTAGATTATGGAACATTTTGTGAAAACCTAGACGAAGTGACGTCTCTAAAAACATTCGGAAAGAAAAAGTTTCACCCATTTGGATTATTCTCTGAACAAATATTTGGTCCGGTAAGAAACTATACTTGCCAGTGTGGAACATATCACGGAGTATCAAAGTCTGGAGGTAAATGTTCTATTTGTGAAGTCGAAATTATAAATAGCGATGCTCGAAGAAAAACATTTGCAAAAATCACAATACCAATTCCAGTTGTGAACCCATTATTTTATGACCTACTGGTCGACCTAGGTGGGAAGAGTTTGAAAAAAGCTCTTGATGATCTTATGAGAAATGATAAGAGCGTTCTTTATATAGATACAGACAATGGTGATTTTGTCGTTTCTGTTAATCCCGAAAACCTTCCGCCAGATATAGAAAAATGGGAACGCATAGAAGCAATTAGAGTTCTTGTTGAAGGTTTTGCAAAAAATATGCTTGAATATGGAATTATTGAGTGGCAAATTATTATGGATAACATTGATAGTCTTCTTATAGATAAGATCATTGTACTACCTCCTGACTTAAGACCAACATCAAAAAGCTCTGGAGAAACAAAACAATTAATGGACAAAATCAACCGATATTATGTCCAAATACTCACTAAGAAAGAGATAATGAAAGATACGGTTATTAACATTCAACGAGATAAAGCTCTTTACTATACTTATTTCAAACAATTACAAAAAGATGTAAGTGAGTTATATACCAGAATTCTCGAGAAAATGGCTAAAAAAGAAGGATTAATCAGAGGAAATATCCTTGGTAAAAGAATTGATTTTTCTGGTCGTGCAGTTATTACTCCGGATCCAACACTTTCATTAGATGAGTGCAAACTTCCATATATAATGGTACTCGAAATGTTTAAACTCCCAATTGCCAAGAGAATTATACAACTTGGTAAATTCAAACTTCTCAATGAGGCGATTGACTTTATAGATCAATGTATTGACAGTCGATCACCTATTTTGCTAAAAGTTTGTGAGGAAATAACAGATGGAGAATACTGTATTTTAAATAGACAACCATCTCTCCACAAATTAGGAATGCTTGGATTTAAAATCAAAATTACATTAAACCAAGTGATAAAAATACACCCATTAGTTTGTCCTCCATTTAATGCAGATTTTGATGGTGATCAAATGGCAGTTTATATTCCGATCACTGACGAAGCAAAAGAAGAGATTATAAATAAAATTTCAATCTCCGCCAACTTAAGTAGTCCTGCAAATGAAAGTTTGACTACAACCCCAAGTCAAGATATAATATTAGGTATTTATTATTTAACATCAGCGAACTTCTCAGATGAGATAATCACATATAAAGATAAAGATATTCCTTGGGGACAAGCTGAATTTAATAAACAACTTCCAAAAGATTATCCTTTGATTGAAGGAACTATCGCCGGGGATGAGCTTCTTGATATTCTTAACGACGTTAAAGATAAATATCCAAGTAGTATAACTATGCAAGTTCTTGATAATATTAAAAGGGTAGGGTTTAAATTTGCGACTCTGTATGGTTGTACTATGTCCTTAAAAGACTGCTCAATTGAAGGTTTAGAAAAAATAAAAGATGAAATATTTTCTCACGATGAGATTGGACATCAAATTGCTGCATTTTCAGATCCTCGTTTGGATGAAGAACTTAAGAGTAAGTTTAAATATTCATATATGATAGAATCTGGTGCAAGAGGAAGCTGGGATCAAGTTAAACAACTTGTATTATCGAGAGGATTTATCTCAAATTTTGATGGAGAAATTTTACCACTACCAATTAAAAACTCTTTAATTGAGGGGTTAACTCAAGAAGAATTTTTCTACTCAACATATGGATGTAGAAAAGGTCTTTTAGATGTTGCACTTAATACAGGCACGAGCGGTTACTTATCGAGAAAACTCATTTTTACATGTGCCAATTTACAAATTAATCATGATCTTGAAGATTGTGGAACCACAGATTTCTTAGAAGTTGATGTGAAAACAAAAAGAAAGGGTCGAATGTTAATAAACAGATGGCGTCTTTCAGAAGATGGAGCATCGTTATATAAAATTAGTCGAGATAATTATAAAGATATAATTGGAAAAATCATTCAAATACGAAGTCCTATTTTATGTAAATCTGCTAAAATATGTAAAATATGTTATGGAGATTTGTATAAGAATTTGAATAGTCGCTTCATTGGTATTATTGCGGCTCAAACATTAGGCGAAAGAGGAACTCAGTTAGTTCTAAGAACTTTCCATACTTCAGGTTCAGCAGTAATTAAGGGAAAAGATGATACAGAAGCCTCCATGAAGCAAAGAGATATTATTGGAGATCTTGCAGCCGTTGCTGAACTCTTACATAAATTTAAGGGAAAAACATATACCATTATAGCTGATGAATTATTTGATGTATATGATAAAGATATATACCATGTCCATTTTGAGTGTGTTGTAGCTCAACTAATGTGGAAAGACTATAAAAAATGGAGACTATTAAAAAATAGAGAAAAGATTAGTCCAAACTTTTATAGTATCCAGTCTGTACCAAACCGTGAAAGTTGGATATTAGCAATGGCATTCTCGAATCCAAAAAGATCAATATTACAAGGAATTCTATACGAAGGAAGGTATTCGGGCGTCATGGACAAAATACTTAAAGGGGAGAAAATAACATGAGAGATCCCGCTCGAATTGAACGTATTCTAGGGTCGGTCGAAAAGATCTGGCGTCATGCGCCAGACCTTCGACTAACTCAACTTATAATGAATGTTTTACGAATGAATAGCGATCCTTATTTTGTTGAAGATGATAAACTAGAGGAAGCTTTAAAATCATTTTGTGATGTGTATATTAAAGAATAGGGGGATTCAGCATTGAAAATAATTAATCCAATATCTACAATTCAAAACGAAGATAGAAATATCTTCACAATTCGACAACTAGATTATGACCAGATTTTACCTATTGTACAAGAAATAGTTAAACCTGTTGAAGAAATTGGATTTCAAATAAATGAGATCAATCTCAAAGATTCTAGATTTTCATCAGGAGAGCTGGCCAAAACTCTCAAACAAACATTGGCTATTAAGTTACAAAAGGGCAGTTCTGAAATTGACTTAAGTATATTTATTCCTAAATTAGTTGATGGAAATTATATTTATATTAATGGAAGAAGAAAAATCCCTTTATTTCAGCTTTTCGATATTCCCATCGTCACCAGAGGCGAGACTATAAAGCTACGAACAAATGTAGCAACCATAATGGTATTTAAAAATAAAGAAGAACCATATATTCGGATCAGTTTCTTAGGTAAAAAAGTTCCGTTATCTTTAATATTATTAGCATATCATGGTATCGAAGCTGCTACTGAAAAATATGATCTTAACATTGACGTTGATCCGGATAGTGATAATCTTTATGAATTACTACGATACGACTTAAAAAGCTACTGTGAAGAATCAATTGGATATACAATTGATGACTTTACTCTCGAACTCGGAAGAATATATTCCAGATATAATGCAAAATCAAAGGGAGATGATATATTATATGCAATTGATTTAATTCCCAAAGTTGATCTGATTACAGCGCAGTTTATGGAACATGATTCTATTTTAGAAGAGCTAACTGAAATTCTTAAGACAGGATCAATTGATGATACATTATTCACGAATAAGCGAGTAAGGTGTTTTGAGTATGTTGTAATTTCAAAAATCTCAAAGATTATATTTGATCTATGCTTTGCAAACCGAACAGCTAGACAACCCAAATTTAATATTAACTCTACCCAGATTTTGTCAGACTGTAATGTCTCGGATATTGTTCAGTTTGATTTTTCAATAAACCCAATTGAAGAACTGACAAAACTATCAAGAATAAGTCTTCTTGGGCCAGGTGGTTTTAAAAGAGAAAATATTCCAAAACATTTAAGGGATATTTGTCCGACTATGTTTGGGCGTTTATGTCCAGTTGATACTCCAGATAGAGATAACTGTGGAGTATTACAGAATTTAGTTCCAAATGTACATCTTGATGAAAACTTAAAGTTCACAGATGACATTTGTGCAAATCACCCAATTTCAATACCTGTTTCAATGACTCCATTTCTTAAACACGACGACCAAACAAGATTACAAATGGCGTCTTCACAAATGAGACAAGCAATTATGCTGAGGCAATTTGATACTCCCCTGATAAGTTCTGGTTGTGAAGGTTTATATACAAGGCATACACAGTTCGTTAAAATCGCCAAAAAAGATGGAGAAGTAGTTCATGTTGATAAGGACTACATTATTGTTCTATATAATGATAAAGATGTTGAGATCTTTGACATTCGATATAGAAAAATCTATGTTGAGCATATGGATTTTATGAACATATATGTTAAACCAGGCGATAAGGTTAAAGGTGGAGACATCTTAGCAGAAAGTAATTTCTGTAAGGACGGTAATATAAATATTGGTAAAAACCTGCTAACAGGAGTGATGGTATATTATGGAAACAATTATGAAGATGGTATTGTAATATCAGACAGACTTGTCAATGATGATATTTTAACATCTGTCCATTATAAAGATTTATCATTTACATTAACTCCAGATAAAGTTCTCCTTTCTTTAAAAGAAGATGAGTATAAACCTTTACCAAAGGAATTTGAAACAATCAACGCAGGCGATCCATATGCCATTCTTAAAAAGTTAAATTCAGACGAATACTATTCAGTCTTTTCTGAACAGATACCGTTAGAAGCTAGAAAAAACTATATAATATCCGAAGTAAATTTGTATGGTAACTCATGGAATGAAGAGTTACCTGAATACAGAGAATGGGTTGAGGCCAAATTAGAAGAACAACAAGATAAAGAAAAAGATCTACAGAAAGTTCTTAAACAAGTTATGCCCAAAGATCAAGCTATAAAAACTGTCAGAGAACACAACCTAGATAAATTCTCATTCGTTGGTAAGTATAAACAAAAACGTGAGAGAATAAATGGTATACATGTTGAAATGTATGGAGTTCATTTCAGACGTGTAAAAGTGGGGGATAAGATGGCAAATAGGCATGGGAATAAAGGAGTGATATCTAGAATTGTTCCCCATGACAAAATGCCACAATTACCAGATGGACGACATATGGATATCTGTATTAATCCTCTAGGTATCATATCTAGGATGAACATCGGACAGTTATATGAAATGCATTTATCTATGGCAGTAGATTCTCTAAAACAATCAATGTTACAAATGCTTGAAGATAATATTATACAGAAAAACATCAAACAGTACTTGTTAAAATTCATACAGATAGTTGATTGTACAGAGGGTGGATGGTATTATGATCAGTTTTCTAAACAGATCCCAAAAACAATAACAGAGGAGTTCATTCAAGATTTAACTATTATCCAACCTCCATTTCAATCATGTAGATTAGAGCAAGTTGAAGAAGCAATGAAATACACGGGGGCAGAATTTAAATATAAGATATATGATCCATTAGCCAAAGTTCATTTAGTAAAGCGGATAGCTGTTGGATTTATTAACTTTTTCAGAATGGTTCATATTGCAGAAGAGAAACTTGCAGCAAGAGGAATTGGAGCATATGCAAGACGAACCCTTCAACCTCTTGGAGGTAGAAAAAACAAAGGGGGGCAAAGATGTGGCGAAATGGAAACCGCATGTTTAATTGGTCATGATGCCCCAGTTAACTTACATGAATTTCTAACAACTAAATCCGACTGTATTGATTTAAAAAATAATTACATCCGTAATTTCATTGAAGCTACTCTTACTGACGAAAGTAAAGAGTTAGATACAGTACCTGAATCTGTTAAATTACTCAATTCATATCTCACCGTAATAGGAGTTGATCAAAGATGAGTGTAATACATAATAATTGGTTTAGTTCTTCTACCGCTTCCGCTAGCAATTATCACAAACCTGCGGATGTGAATACTCGCATTAAGCGTAAAGTAGATGAAATAAAAGACGAGCTTAAAGTAATAGCTGAAGAGGAAGAGGAGGATAAACAAAAACATTTGCCTATATTCGATATAAAGGATTTAGACATATGAGTAGCATACCACATAAAGATAAAGAAATTAAAAGTCTTTGGCCAGAGGACCTTTTCGATGATATTAAGCGTACATTAAAAAAGGATGGATATTTAAATGAGTTCGAAAAAGGCCCTCAAGATAAAGAACCTTTCCTCTTCGATCCAAAGGAGTTGGATATATGAAAAAAATGTATTGTCCAGATTGTGGTGGTGAAATTATGATCACCAGAGTAGCTCCAGACTATTCATGGACCATTGAAGAGCACTCTCTCACAAGAGCTGATAATCTTATTAATGATGGTCCAGAACTATTATTTCATTGTAGTAACGATAGGGAGCATGATATTTATCCACTAACAAATTCTCAAGTTATTCGATCTGAGTTTGACAATTGGATGAATGAAGTTGAGGAATTCTATAAAGAGAATGTAATCCCGTGGTTATGATAGGGGAATTATATGACAACTAATGATGGTTTACCAGATATTCAATGCACAGAACCTAACATCAAAATCCCCATTATGCAAGTAGGGGTTGAGAATGTTGAAGTACCATTCAAACTTGAATCCAAGTATGGTGGATTTCATCAAATGACCGCAAACGTTGCTTTGCGAACTAGTCTCGATGCTAACACTAAAGGTATCTCAATGTCTCGACTTCTACTTACATTAAAACCATATTTAGACTTACCACTAAAAAGTAAACTAATTAAAGAGATTTTGAAAAATATAATTAAAAATGTTGGATCTAGTGACAACGCAGCATATATGACATTCGACTTCAGAATGCCAATTATTAAAAAGTCAATTATATCTGACAATCAATTTCCAATTTATTACAAATGCAGGTTTGAAGGACAAATAATTAATGTTCAAATAACAGAAACAGATAAAGTCACAAAACGAAGGGAATGGTATTTTAGATTCTTTCAAGGAGCTACAATTCAATATGCCTCATATTGTCCATGCTCCGCCGAATTATGTGATGTTCTTGATAGCAAAGGTTTTCCGCATAACCAAAGGTCATTCGCACATGTAATGGTCGAAACTGATACCTATGGGGATCAGTATATTTGGTTGGAAGATATTATCGAGACTGTTGAAAGAGTAATACCAACACTACCATATCCAGTTATTAAAAGAGCCGATGAACAAGAGATTGCTCGAATTGCAGCAGAAAATCCAATGTTTGTTGAAGATGCAATAAGAGCAATATCTCAATCAATATCAAGCATTGATGGAGTCGTTGACTGGATTGTTAAATGCAGTCATGAAGAATCTATACATACATCAGAGGCAATTGCAGTTAACTGGAAAGGAGTCCTTGGCGGATTTGACGGAAGGCGATACTTATGATTGAAGTTGCAATTTCATATGGTTTTAGAGAAGAGAATAGATATAATCTTGAAGAGATTCCGGCCAATATTCAATTAGCTATTTATAACTATGAAACATTCAAAAAAGATGAGGAACGAATAGTTGAAGCTCTTGAAAAAGCAGAAACAAATGTTTTAGTTGTACATTTACCACTCGATACATTAAAACAAGAACCAAATGATATATTAAAAACTATATTTATGTTTAATCAAAAGTTTCGTTGTGAAAATTTCATCATACATCCAAATAAATTGTTCATCAGCTTTCTCCATTACTATTTAGACAATAGATATTATAAATATTTAAAAGGTGTCCATGACTACAAATTGTGTATTGAGACATTTCAATGGAGAAAGAAAAAAGTAGTGAGGAGTCCTTTGGATATTTTAGAATACTGCATAGAGCACCCAGAGATAAGAATGTGCATTGATACAAGTCATATAGAAGATATATGGTTTGACTATAAAATCATGTACAAACTTTTACAATACACAAATGTAATACACCTATCAAATCGAGCTAAAGGACATGGTTCGCATCTACCATTTAACTCACCACTTGGAGAATTAAACCTGGTAGGTTTTGTAAAAGATTTGAAACATAGATATAAATGGCGAGGTATAATTGTTTTAGAATACATGCCGGAACATCAACATAAACTATTAAAGAATTATTATTATATACAAAGATTACTGGAATGATTATGGAACCTTGGGAACATGAACAATTTAATTCTTATTATGAAAATAAGAGGGTAGCACACGGAAGATGGTGTATATCTAGTCATCGTACAAGATATGAAACGATGGAAGATTCTAAAAGGTTAGCTATGAGAAAAGGAGATATAATCAAATTTGATTCTGGTTATTACGAAAGAAGTTTTGGAGACTGGAAAGATTGGTTTCTAACCAGAGAACAAAAGAAGTTATTTTGGAACCGAAATAAAAATATACCAAAATATGCTATGAACCAATTTGCTGTAGTTGCCAATCGTTATAAATGGATTAAATATAAATATGTGACATTTCAAGATTATGGTGCAATAGTTATGTTTGTTACAGGTAATAGTCCTTGTAGGATCAGAAAATATTATACTGAAAGACCATATGAACGTGTATCTTATTTTCCACATATACAAAAAGATGGCATATATGTCAAAATGAAAAAACCATTTAAAGTTATTGATAAAACATGGTTCCTATTTGATTTCAATCTTTCAGAGTTTATTTCTGATTTACTAAAAAATTATGGAGACAAAGAAGAGTCTCGAGATATGTTCCTTAAAAAAATAAAACAACTTTTGGAGAAAACTATATGAGCAAAAGTAAAGAAGTTGATATTATGCAACTATACTTCAAAGAACGAGATTATGAAATCAAAGTCTTTGGAGAATATGAAGATGACAAATCTTTAAGTTTTCCCAGTTTCATTCTATTTCTGCAAAGGTATATTGATAAAGCTATTGCAGCATATACAGGAAAGTGGGAAAGAGAATTACCTCCGTGGTTAAAATCATGTAAAGAATTTGAAAATCACGGAGTTGCTCCAATAAAGGCATACGAAGAGGTTATCAAAATCATGGCTCTTGCAGGAGCTGCACTTGAAACATATACTACTATTGATGCCCAAAAATGGAGAGAGAATCCAGAAGAGGATTCAAAGAAGTGGCAAGACTAATCCAATAAAGGAGACTTGACTAATATGGACGAGAGTTTATCTCAAATGGTAAAAGACACACCAGCTGAAGATCCTAATGTATTTTCAGAAACAGATTTAGATCTGCCCGAAGAAGAGGCAGTAATTACTGAAGAAACACCAAACCTCCCCAGTACAATTAATATTGTGCCTTTATCTGATTGGTTCGAACGTAACTGTGAACAGTTCGATAATATCAATCAAGTGAAGGTTATCATTAGAGGCGTTGATCCAACAAAAACTTTGATTATGGCTGTCAAAGATCAAAGCGGTGGACAAGATGCCGAGGGCAATGACAAAAGAAATCTACGAGTATTTGAAAACGCTGATGCATATCCGGTTCTCAATCTTCCTAGTAGTATGATGGATGTGTATAATAACGGTTTCAGAATTGTCTATGAGTATGAGGACAATACGTTCATTAAATGTTATGGGGTAAGAACAGGATTGATTGCTGTTTTCTGTACTAATATTGGTGGAAATATGATTCCATTTAATATAACCAGAGTTAAAAAGAGAGATGCTGAGGTTGAAGTGGCTGCACAAGATGTTAATATGGTATTAACAAAACTAGCTGCCAATGCTGATTTAGAAGCATTACAACTTCGCTACAGGCAAAGTGTAAAAGCAATTGATGAGCTTACAACTAACCAGGATGTTGTAAATTGGTTGCTAGAACGACAAGCAGAGGTCACAGATATTAATCACCACCTTCAAATTGATGGTGTTCTTATTGACACCTTAGCATAAGGAGTTTGGGCGGGAGCAAAGAGGGACGAAATATCATTTCGACGTTGACTCCCAAATAGTCCCGCCCATACCTTATTATGAATATAAATAAAAATGTAAAACTTATTTTAAGAGATGTTTATCTCTATGACATTGAAGCATGTCATTATACAATCATGACGAAGCTTGGAATGGACCTATCTGGTGTTGATCGAGATAATAAACTAGAAAGAAATATCCAGATAGGAAAGATGATGAGAAAGAATCCTAAGTTAACATCAATTTTACGAAACACAACTAGATCAATAATTGATGAATATATTCTTCGTAATAATATTACAGATGATGATATTATCATTAGACAATATGATGGTATTATCATAACTAAAACTTTAACAGAAACTGATATACAACATGTTCCACTAAACATAAGAAAACATTTTCAGATATTCATAGCTTCTATTGACCGAAAGAAGTATATTGCATTTGATAGCGAGTATAACACAACCATAAAAGGTGTTGCATTTAGATATGATGCAATCGACAAAATCTACGAGCAAATTTGTAGAATTAATTACGCAAATAAAGATTCTATCTTTAGGAATCTACAAAAAATAAAAGATAATTTTATGAGCTCAAATAATGAAAAATTATTTGGAATTCCTTTGAAAAATGGAAAAGTTAATATCTTTTTAAGAGGTTATGGCGAAATGGAAGTTTCTCCACAAACATTGAAGATTATGGACATAAATGACATTGATAAAGATAGATACTTTAAGTTTTATATTGAACCGTTTACAAAAAGTATCGTCACAGAATTTGTGAGGTGAAAATGCTAATATTAAATCTTGGCGCAGGAAAACAGAAACCAATAATACAAGATCAAACAAAAGAGAAACCATACTTTCTCATTAACTTAGATACGGCATACTATTCAACGCCCGAACCAGGAATAATTGAAAGTCTAGTTATGAAGTGGGATAGAAAAGAAAGCTATATATCTTTCTGTAACGAAGACGCCTTTACATTTATGGAGAGAACAAAGTTGATATTTGACAGGGTTTGTATATATAGATTACTTGAACATATTTCAATGGATAAGGTTCTATACTTCATATATCTCTTATCAACCATAACTGCAAAAGGAGATCTTATAGACGTCATTGTTCCTAACTATGAAAAACTCGCAAACATGATCTTAAAAGAAGATGTAAATGATAAAGGGTTTGAAGCTCATAATATATTACTAACTACAGAGCTTTTAAATGACCCATCTTGTCCACATGCATCTATATGGACATCTGCTAGAGCAGAATACTTCTTTGAATTAGAAAAAAGATTCAAAATTAATCAGTGGGCAACTGATTTTGAATTTGATGGGCGAAACATTTATTTGCGATTTTTGGCGGAAAGAATATGATGATATTACATTCAAAAGCATCTGGTGATGGAGGAGACAGTTTTCAGTCAAGAAATCCTAGCGGAGGTGGCGGAGGTGGCTACTCTTTAAGAAAACCAAGTAAGATACTACTCGAAACCAGAGCTAATTTAGTGTTATATGTAGATCGCAAAGATGGAGTCTATATTCACAAAAATCGCTATGACGGCAAAACAGGAAAAGTTAATACAACAGAGCTCGTTAATATACTATGTCATATATTATCTGAACATGTATTTAATGGAAACTTAAAACTTTTTCAAGAAGGTATGAGATTAAGACTCAAAAAAGCGATTAATCGAATAATAAAAGAGGGGTGATTAAGTGACACCGTTTCATGAAAGAGCAGAACAAATGGGTTTTGATGTATCATTCGGACATAGAGGTATGTTCATACATCGTGATAGATATAGTGAGGTCGTATATCGTCAACTACAAACCGGAATGATGCCACATCATGACTCAAATATACCACACCCAACAGATGGTGTATTAGTTCCCAAGTTAGGTATATTTACCAAAGGACCAGATTGGGTAGATTATAGATATGCTGGATATGTGTCTCAGATGTATAGGTTTATTGGTAATGATGTTTTAAACCAAAGAATCCGAGATGCAATCAGTTCAGTTGGTATGCCAATCATAACAGAGAATACTATTATGAATGATCTTCTCACAAGAATGAGAAATGAAATTATCATTCAAAGCTCTCAAAACATCCCAAACGCTGGAGATGTCTTACCTGTTATGGTTATTAATAATAGTTATGATGGCTCAAGAGCTGCAACTATTGCTTTTGGAATTGCTATGAATTATAATAATAACAGAGTTGTCTTTGCATTTAACTTGGGGGAAATGAGACAAGTCCATATTGAAAGTTCAACAACCAGTATGTCATCCGCCGTAAATTCATATATGGGAGTATTTACAGAAAGTATTGTTGATATGATTACTCAAAGTTTTGAGAGTAGATTAACAGAGGATGAAATGTTAGCAGTCCTAGATGTTGTTGAAGGTTTTGGTAGAAAAAGGAGAGAAGCAGTTTCAGCTCTTCTTGATGAAATAACTCCTGAGTCAGGGCTTCCAACATCATGGCAAGTATTTCTTGCAATAGTCCGTTATAGCAGTTTTGAACCCAATCTGAATATTAAAAGGTTGATGGAAAATGCTGCAGAAAGTGTACTTGTAATTCCACCACGAATGTATGAAGTATTAGAAAGACTTTAATTAGGTGAGGTAGTATCAACATATTGGTACTGCCTCATCTTTTATTTTTTTTGGAACAAAAAATAAAAGGAGATAAATAATGCCAGAAGAGCAAAGGGTATATTCTCCTACCCGAACATATGATATTCAGGTGAAAATAAAAAATTTAGATTACACAAATGACATGATACGAGTTACGCTCGGTTCGTCTCTTTCAACTGCATATCAAGTTGTGACTCTAGTGATGAGTATTGACCCAAATGATGTAATAATAGAAGATCTATTTGGAGGAGAACCGATTAAGTTAGCTATAACCTTACATGGTGAGGATCAATTTCCAGGTCCAAGAGTTGATATTGAATTAATGTATGTATCATCTAGTTTTCAACTAACACAAAAAGACGAGATGTCTACATTTACTCAAAAAGATAGAACTACATTAGTAGTTGTAACTGTAGCAAGACAACCATATATTATTATGAACTCCCTTGTAAATAATGTTTTTATAGGTTCTAATTTATCGTCAATAGTATCAAGTTTAGCATCTGATATTGGAGCAACAGTAGAATATGACACTGATGGTCAAAATACAGAAGCAATTGAGCAAGTCTGTATTCCACCAACTACTTTTTATAAAGTTATTAAAGAACATACAAGAAATGATCCTGATGTATTCGATGGTTATTTAGATCAAAGATTTGGACTATTTGATGGGGCTCCAGCTGTTTTCTGTCAACATGATAGTATTGTCTATATTAAGAACTTAACAGCAAAACTAAAAAAATCTCAAACATTTACAGTATATGAATTATCTGGTTTGAGAGATGCAAAAGAAATGGATAGGATTGCAAACGAATGTGCAAATGGAAAGACTTTCTATACTTATAATCCAATACAAACTAATTATTCTGGTAATGCTAAATTTGCAAAGTTGGCAACTTCATTAAAACATCTCGTAAGACCAAATAATACAATAACCGCAACAATTACACAAGAATTAGAAAATGTAGCTGAGACATACTCATTACACTACCAAGCAAAATCAATTTCAAGTCCATTATATATAGACTCAGCTGTAACAAGAACTAGATACTATAATGAAGATACAGGATTTAATCTTGTCCCAACAATATTCAATTCTAGATATGGTAGAACAGTTGCTGATTTATCCACAATTTCAATTGACTTACAAAGAAATTTACCAGTTTTGAGCCTTATCAATGTTGGCGAATGTGTAAAGTTTAAACCGTTGACTATCGAATATGCAGATTTTGAAGGAAAATATATTCTTTGGAGTTCTGCTATTAACTTTGTACGCGCTGCCAACTGGGATACTACAGCAACAATAAATTTAGTTAGAACAAATAAGAAGAATTAATGGGGAAACCCCCACTCTAATTAATACCACGTCAGTAAGGAAATAAAAGTAATTTGAGTACATCTTAATCCGCTCTTCTTCATTTTTCATGTCTCCTTTTTTGGATTTAAAAGATTATATCAAGTTCCTATCATTAATTAATATATATAGTTTGAGATATATACCCTAGTTTAGAACAAAAATAAAAGGAGAATAGTATGCCAAAATTTCAAGTTACTGAAATTCAAGGAATGGCAGATGAGTATGTATCTGAATTCTTGAGATGTAAAACTGACTTTGAGTACTTCTGCCGTACCTACATATTGATAGAAGTTCCTGGTAAAGATGTTCTTCTAAACCCATACAAGAAACAGGTAGAACTTGTAAATTTAATTGAGAAAAAAAGATATGTTCTTGTATTAAAGAGTCGTCAGATAGGAATTTCTACAATTATTCAAGCGTATTCCACCTGGTTAACGGTATTCTACGATAATGCAGTTATTGGTATTATTTCAAAGGATGGGAAAGAAGCAACTGACTTTGCTCGTGGAATAAGAGGAATGGTCGAAAAACTTCCTGATTGGATGAAACCTCCGAAAGGACCATTGGGAAGAGGATTTGCAAAAAGAACAGAACAATCATTTATTCTTACAAATGGAAGTAAAGTATTTGCTTCACCTGTTAATCCAAACGCTCCAGATAAAACTCTTCGTGGTAAGGCGATTACTTTCCTAGTTATTGATGAGGCAGCATTCGTTCATCATATTGATACTGCTTGGACTTCACTAGTTCCTGCTTTATCAACGAATCAAATGCAAGCCAAAAAAGCAAACGTACCATATGGAACTGTTGTGCTTTCAACTCCAAATAAAACTATTGGAATTGGAGAATGGTATTTTAAAAGATATAGTAAAGCAGTCTCAAGAGATGACATTTTTGAACCATTTGTTATCCATTGGAAAATGATTCCAGAATTAGCAGATGATCCCGATTGGTATAGTACTCAATGTAAGTTATTTGATCATGATAAACGAAAAATTGCTCAAGAGTTAGAGTTGAAATTTTTACCAACAGAAGGATCATTCTTTGAACCAGATACTATGGAGAAAGTTCAAAATGCTGTAATGGAACCAACTGAAAGATTGAGACTATTTAATGGAGAAATGTGGAGATTTAGAAATCCAATTCCTAATAGATATTATATAATGGGTGTAGATACAGCACCTGAGCATGGAGCGGACAAGTCCGCAGTAACGGTATGGGATTATGAAACTCTTGAACAGGTTGCTGAATATCAAGGAAAATGTAAAGTACTTGATTTTATAAAAGTTGTTAAAGTGCTAGCAACACAATATCCAGGAACGATCGTTGTAGAATCGAACTCATATGGAAACCAAGTTGTTGAGCACCTCAATAATAGTGAGTTTTCATTTATGATTTATAAAGAAAAACGAGGCAAACAAAAGAAAACAATTATCCCTGGATTATCAACCAATACAAAAACTAGACCATTAATGATTGACGCTCTCTACTCTTATATTACACAATTTCCTGAGTGTGTTAACTCAGAAAGATTAGCTCTTGAATTAACCGGTCTTGTAACAAAAACAAATGGTAGGGTTGAAGCAGATACAGGATGTTATGATGACTTAGCTTTATCCACATCATGTGTTTTCTATGTAAGAAAATATGATCCACCAATGATGATTGATACTCAAGAATATTCTACATTCTCAAATGACATGGCAAGTATTATTGCAGGAAATGTACGGATAAACTCCGACTTTACCAATGAAGCTATTATGGAACATGTTAAAGATAAAATTGATGAGATGGGTGGTTTTGTTGATATTTTAAGTATGTATGAACAAGTTTAAGGAGAAAATTAGATGGACGATCAGATCGCACAAATTACTGAGATATTTGCTGCTCCAAGAGGGACCCTCTACCTTGTAGTTAATTATGGAGGAGTCAAAATATACACATCTTCTGTACTAAAACAGAATTTTATAAAAGCGATGAGTAAGTCTTCACGGACTGCTCCTGTTGTATCAACAATGGTTAAACTAATGGGAAAGGGAGAATTTGTCCCTTGTTATTTAACTGATAGAATCCTTAAAACCATCTTGAAAAAACAACCTCCTGAATTTAAAGGATATGCAGGTCAAACAATTGGAAAATATATTCTTGTATTTGTTGATAATGATACAAACATTTTTGGGTTTGCATCTAATAATGATTTATCAATTACAAGCTTACATGAATTGATACATAAAGCATCACATCAATTTCCAAAACAATTTTATCAAACATTTAAATCAGAATTAACGGCATACTATAAAAATTATTGGTCACAACTATTTATGGTTACAAAAGATGGACTTGATGATAAAACTGTTCAAAAAATGGTTGAATTTATTTATGTTAATTTGGAAACAAAAGGAATTAAATCTAACAAATTACTAGTTGAATATCATAAAATGTTGCTAGAAACATTTAGAGATATAACTACTTTAGACGCTGAAAAATTACAAAAGATGGTCACTGCTTATATTGTTCTTATTAAAATTATATGGAAAGGAATGATGTCTGGAGCACCATCTTTAATTACAAAAGCTGTTTTTGCTAATAGACAAATTGTTGTCCCATTATATACATCATATAAGACGACGTTTGGTATAAATGTAAAGCATATCAAAGAATTATGTTATCAAGAATTATATGCACCATCTGAAGTAATTTCGTTGCCTGCATTAATCAAACGTCCAAGTCAAAAAGTGTATAAAATGGTCAACAAACTGTAAGGAGATATAATATATGCCAGATGATGAAATCATGCGACCTGGTACAGATTTATTAACAGAAGGCGCTACAACAATGGCTAGTGATAGAGCACGTAGAATAAGCAGTTTGCATAGAAGTACTGATGATCTAGTCCAAGAGCAAAATAGAAAAAGACTTCAAATTTCAAATGAGATTGATACGTTAACAAAACAACAGCAAAAAGCAGCGGCGCAATTGAAAGTTGAATATGGTGATATGACAGCTGAAACAGCGAAAGGTTATAACAATGTCCTGAAAGGTCTAGGACGTACAATTGAATCTTTAGCAACAGGCGTCAAAACCATTACAATTGATACAAGTAAAGCAACTTCACAAGCTATTGGACAATATGGAAAAGCAATTAGTGAAGATATTAGTATAAATAAAACGAATACTATTGCTATGGCTCTTTCCAGAGCAACTCCTTTATTTGGATATTTTGCTGCAAAATTTATGGAAACAGATGTTTTCCAAGGTGCAGCTAGAAAAATTAGAGATAAAGTTGGTTCGGCAATGACTGAAGGACTATCAAAAGCCGGATCTGGAATTGCTAATATATTTAGAAAAGGAAAAGCAGTAGTAAAAGAAGAAAGAGAAAAAGAACCCGCAACCGTATCAGATTTAGAATCCCTTCAACGAACTATTGAAGGAACAGCTCCGAAACTACAGGAAGGTGGTTATATTAAACGCGGGGGAATGATTGAAGTTCATGCAGCAGAAGTTGTTACTCCAATTGATAAACTTCTTAAGCAAATTGATGAAGCAAAAGCTACAGAAATATCAAGGAAACTAGATAAGACATTATCACTAATGTCCCAAAATCTAATAAGATTAGAAACAGTAGTCGTTGAAAGAAAAGAAGCTGAAAGGGGTATAGTTGGAACATTTATTGAAGAGTTTCAAAAAGCAAGAGATACAAAACAAGAATCACATCAAAAAAGATTATTAAAAGCTATTCTTGAATTAAAAGTTGGTTTGATTGGCATGACTTCTCGTATGAGAATTGCATGGCAAAGAACTCTCCTTCAACACCCAACATTCAGGAATATACTTTTGTTTTCTGATCTTATGAAATCAGCTATAGTTACCCCAATTAAATTTTTATTTGGAGTTAGAGGTGGTTATGCTGGAGATGTTAGAGGAGCAACACGAACACATAATGTTTTCTTAAAAGTGTCGAATCTATTGGCATTGTTGTATTCAAACTTAATGCCAAAGGTTGATAATCTTGTAATTTATACAAAAGCAGCAGCCGAAGCTCTCGTTGGTGAAGAAATTTCCCCTACAACACAAGTTACATATACAATGTTTGATAAGATACGAGAGATGATGACTTCAAGATCAATTATACCATTACAGGAAAAAATATTTGAAGGTGTAGTTAGCAAACTTGGTCTTAGTAAAGAAGCTTTGGCCTCCGCTGGAGTTACAACTGTAGGGGGTTTAGCAAGACCAGGAAAAATCATGGGAGCGATGGGAGTATCAAGAGAAAATATATTTGGAGCCTTATTTGAGTCCAAACGTTTTCACGAGTTTCGACAGGACATAACTAAACTTCGTGAAATGAAAGAAGCTCAGGAAGAAAGAGAAGGACCACATTCTCTAAGTATGGCAGAGAACATTTCAAAGACTGCTGAATTTAGTGAACAAGGAGTTGAGCAATCGGAAGATCAGGCAACAAAATCTCTAACTTTGGGTGAAAAAGCAAACAAGTTCGCAAAAGAACAACTAGGTATGACAAAAAGAATGGGGGCACGTCTTAAGAAAATGGGCAGTAAAGTATGGGATTGGGTATTAATTGCTTTCGGTTTTCTTAGAACTTTCGTTGGCGGACCGATAAAAAAGATAGTAACAACCCTTGTGTCTATTGGCGGCGTCATCACTGGTTGGTTAGGAAAAAAGATGTTTGCAGGTTTAGGAATGGCAGGAAGGGGAGCTAAAGGAGTCCAAGCAGGTGCCGGAGCAGCTAGAGCTGCAGGATGGGCAGGATCTGCTAGGATGGCCGCTACGGGAATTGGTAGAGTTGGTGCATTTGCAGGTAAAGTCGCAGGTGTTGCAGCTGGTGGAATACTTGGGACAGGAATGGGTCTTTTTGATATGGTTCGAGCAATTCGAGATCCAGAAGGTTTTGTAGGAGGTATATTTACTAGAGGATTAGCTGGATTTTTAGGAGGAACAGACACAGGCGTTGCAGGTGCTAAACGTGGAGCATTGAAAGGTGCCGCACTAGGTGCAGCTGCCACAGCTTTCTTAGGACCTGGTGCATTGCTAGGAGGTGCAATCGGTGCCGCAGCAGGAGCCATGTTAGGATTCGTTGGTGGTAAAAAGATGTCTGAGGGAATCAGCAAAACTATTGGTGTTATTAAAGACTATGTAACAGGTGCATGGAACATCGTAATGTTCCCATTTAAAATGTTAAAGGAAGGTTTGAAGAGCGCATGGGTATTATTAAAATGGGGTTTTAAAATGACTCTCGGAAAAGCATATGACTCATTTAAAGAATGGTGGCAAAAACCAGGTATTTTACAAGGAATAATGGGGTTCTTTAGTAACATATTTGGAACTATAATTGATTACATCAAAAAACCATTTATATGGCTTCGTGAAAAAATAAAAACTATTCTTGGGGACGAAATGTGGGATAAAATTAATAAAGTTGTGAAGACAATAATATATAGTTTTATGTTCCCATTAATTGGAATTCAAAAAGCGTTTACTTACCTTAAAAACACCTTTATTGAGAAAATATCTGGTCTGCCAGTAATTGGAAAAATATTCACAGGGTTAATAACGGCAGTCAAAGATATACATGAAGGAAATATGGCAGCTAAATTAGAAAAGTCTTTACAAGAACTAGAGGGATCACCAAGAGAAGTAGGTCGTCTTGCCGCAGAAGGTCCATCTATTACTGCTAGAGAAGCAGCTCGTATAGCAACAGAACATGAAGCTAGAAGGAAAGGTTATGATGCACTTGGGAAACGAGTAGGTGACAAAGTAGACAAAGGAGCTGACCAAACTACTGCTGCAGTAACACATAATACGAATATGATGACTTCAACAAATACTAATCAATCTAACTCTTATGGTAGACAAGCTGGATATGAAGGTGGCGGGTTCGGATCTGGCGGAAATTTTGCATATGATGTAACTAACTGTAATATCAGGTAAGGAGATAAAATAATGGCAAACAATGATCCTCGTGTACTAAATCTTGATCCTTTTAATAGAACATTCGGGCTTCCTCCGTCTACATGGATCAGCGATGAAATGATTGTAAATAGTATGCCAGTACTAGAAATAATACCATGTAAACCAGAATTTAAAAGCGGTCTAAACTTATTCAGCGTTGTAGACGATTCTAAAACTTATTTAGATATACTTGGAAAACATGGTTACGCAACAGAAATGCCAATTCGGTGTGCTTTCTTAGCTGATAATTTTCCTACTGACTCATTTACAAATGATTATGGAGAAACATTCCTTCAGAAATTTACAGATGTTGCATCTCAAGGTATGTCACAATTAGCACAAATGACTGGAGCACGAAGCGGAACAGAAGGTCTGAAAAATCTTGGAGAAGCCTTTACAGGAATAGGTAAAGATGTGGGGGGGATGCTTGGTGGTGTAATATCTGGTGCTGGAGGTGCAGCAACAGGAGCGGGTACAGGAATGGAGAATCTAATTAATAAAATGAGAAATCGAGAAGCTGGAGGTTTAGGTCAGATGATGGGAGGTGGAGCAGAACTACTCAACAAAATGGTTGCTGGTCATAGAGTTGACTTTCCTCAAGTTTGGAGAAACAGCGGATTTACTCCATCATATACAGCAACCATTAGATTATACAATCCAAATCCTGGAGATCCGAAATCAACAGATAAATATATAGCGGGACCTTTAGCTATGCTTCTATGTTTAGCTGTTCCAAGATCAGATGATGGTAAAACATATAATTGGCCATTCTTCCATAAAATAAAAGCTACTGGAATTTATAATTTAGATCCAGCTGTTATCACAAATATTACAGTGGTCAAAGGGGGTGATCAACAACAAATTGCATATAACCAAAGTCTTGCTATGGTGGATGTTAGAATTGACTTTGGAAGTTTATATAATAGTATGCTTGTTGATGAGGGAGACATCCAACGTACAAATAGACCAACTGTAAGAGGTTATATAGATGCTATAAAAGCAACTGATGACTCATTATCTACAAACAGATCAAGAGTAAATCAAGTCGTAGGTCAAAGAGCTGGAGTGGCAGGTCTTCTTCATACACGAGTTGAACAGTTAAGTTCTGAAGATCAAATAAAACTAGTCAAAAATGAAGCAGCAAAACAAAGACAAGCTCCGACTGTAACCGAAGTTCTTGCATCCCATAGAGTGACCGCAGCTGATGCAATATTACAAGCAGAACTAGTAGGCGAAAGCGATTCTACTTTTGTTAGAACTGCATAAGATTATTAACATACAGTATTTCTTAATACCATAGTTAAATAATAGGCGAGATATAAATTGATAAGGAATTGAGTTTGTGATGTGAGTTTGTCATACTTTGATTTATAACCTATTTCATCTAGAAGGTTCATTAATAAAAAATTCACTTGTTGTTTAAAATAGATTTTCATCTTAGTTCTTTTTATAGACATTAGATGTCTAACATAACTTTCATATTTCTTTCCGCATAACGATTGTGAATCTTTCAAATCTTTCAAAAATAATTTATATATAATTCTTAAATTATCTGAATGTTTTATGTTATTTAATTTAGATACTATCTGTGTTGCAAGAGATGAATTAATTTTTGCAAGGTTACGAGCCGCTTCTTGTGCTCGACCATCTGTAAATCTATACACAGTTATTTTTTTGGTTATCTCATCAGCTAGTTTGGCTCCCTTTTCAGCCGCTTTAATTTGATATATATTTTCTTCTTCTGATGGTTCTTTTTCACTTCTTATTGCTGCCCCTTCTTCTGCTGCTTTATAATATGTCTGCGCAAAACTCTTCATACTTTGAGAAACTCTACTTCTACTATCTTGCATAAATTTTGAGATTGCATCTAAATCTCCACTTCGTAAACCTCTCGACCAGCGCCTAACCATTTCATTAGCAATATAGTAAAGAGCATTAGAGATTGTTTTCTCTCTTGCAAATAGGTGGGTTTTTGTTAAGACTTCTAATGCATATTTAAATGTTTCATCGTTACAATACTTAAAATGTTTATGCATTAGATTAGCATAATTTCTGATAATATAGAAAACCATCAGATATCTATATGCCATCTTGTCTCTCTTTTTTAGGGAATATTGTAACAAGAATATATAAAAATTTGCACCTACATCGTTTTGAATTGCAAATTTAGCTTCCTTTCTTCCTTTCCAACGTCTTTTTACAAATTCTTTTATATCCTTTTCTGTTAGATTTGTCATCTTTAAAAAGTCATAGAAGTGCTTTTTGAGTTCGGGATAATAACATGGTTCAGATAAAGAAGCCAAGTTTTTAGCTACAACTTTTGCTACATAACTCTTTAGTTTAGCATCGTTAATTTTTGCTTTTGAAAGTAACTGCTCCATATATTATACCACCCTAACCGTAATACTATCCTCATCAAAGTAGACGTATTCAGGACCATATTCTAACAGTTGATCCTCAGTTAATTCTTTTAATTGGAAGTTAAAAAATATACTTGTCGCTGGTTTTCTTAAACGACAATGACTTATACCATCAATCCCTTGAACCACATCAATAATCTCTGATCTATATATTTCAGCTGCAGTACCGAATCTATCATTAAATGCCGCTATTATAGTCGTTCTGACAGTTTCTTGTAACGATGCTAAAGTACCACTATATGTTAGATCTCTAAATACTTCAATTTCAATTTCAAGAGGAATTTCATAAAGAGGAAGCGGAATCCAACCACCATCTGAATAAATATAATCTTCTCCTTTGTCTGTAACATAAGCAATCATATCAGCAACAGGTTTTTCATAAAAGAATGTATGTGCTGTTGCGTCTATACATCTAATAATATTATCTTGGTGTGCATCGTTTCTACTTGCAGGTGCAAGAATGTATCTCTCTCCAACACTACATGATACCGGTTCAGTTAATACAATATCAACAACCGCCGATACCGTAGGTTGATTAAGCAACATTGTATTTAACAAACCAAATGTATTAGTAAACTTTATATTTGAAAAATCAGTCAACATTCTACGATCAGATAAATCTGCAGCACTAATTACTTCTTGAATAACTTGAAGTTCAAATGCTATTTTATCAACAGCATCATAATAAGTTTTTTCTATAACAGGAACATCATAAATAGTAATGGTAGTTGAATCAGTAACAATATTTGATCTCATGAATGTACTTAAATCAGCCCTAAATGTAATCTTGTTAGAATATAGCGAGACCTCTGCATTACTTGGATCCCTTATCGTAAACTCATATGTTTGTTCACCATCTGGAATATCAGTATAGGGATCAAACGTATAACTAAAATAACCTCCCGTTGAATCGTTAGTCATAAGTCTAGTTGAACCGCTTGATTTAATAAGCATTTGACATGACGTTAAATCAGAATCAGATTCCGAAGATTTATAATGTAGTTTGAATATACCTTGAGTACCTATTCTTTCGACTTGTAATAAGTCAGCATAGATATCATACGTTGATACGTAACTTGTTTCTAAAGCTGGTAAAACTTCAACTTCTAAAACAATATACTCATACTCACCTACTGTATTCTGAATATCAATTTCTACTTCAAAAATATTATAATAATCATAATCTCCAATTGTTATAGTTTCATTTCTATATAATCTTGTAGTTCCCGCCGGTACAGTAAATACAGCATTTCTTGTTGGGACTAAATTTGAAGTTTCAGTTATGCCTGTTCCATATAATATAGCGCTAAATAACTCAATCTCATTGACTTGTAAATCTGATCGTTTTAAGACAGGTAATGCATTTTGAGCGAACGGAACATCAGGAACAACTACACTAATATCTTCATAATCGCTTTGTGTAACCAAACGTTCTAATGCTCTAACTGCTGCAATTGAATTTCTTCTTATCTCTTCTAGGGACTCTTCATCTACACCACCATATGCAGAGGAAGCATTAACTACTTCGTAATCAACAATTTGAGTAGTTCCAGCTAAAGTTGTCAGGTAAATCCTTTCCCCTTCCCTAATTGAACCAGCGATAACATTCCCATCAATCCCTTGTGTTGTCAATGTCGTTACATAGACAGTAGACCCTCCAGTTGGTTGTACACCAACTAGTCCATTACCAAAAGTTAATCTTCTTCCTGTATCAGTTCTTCTTGCTACATAACCTTTATCCGTTGAAGTCATCAGAAAAAGACTATCAAATTCAGTCCAAGTCGTTGTTCCAGAACTCCCAGGTTCTTGAATTTCAACTTCTAAACCAGCAACTTCACCATCAATTGGAACATCTAAAGTTACAAATTGATATTGTTGTATATCACTATCAATTTGAAATTCTTGTTCTACAATTTTATTTTGTCTTAGAGGCAAAACAAAACTAAAATCTTCAGTTGTTAAATCAACAGGAAGGTTATATCTTTTATTACCTTCAATTACTTGAATTGTTACATTTGCATTATTGGTTACTTCTATATATGTTTCATAGTAAGTTACAAATTGAACATTCCCATCGGCAGTAAATTTAAACCCTTCAGGAATTGAAAATTGAGTAATTGGATCATCAAAGCCAAATGGCATTGTTATTAATACATTTACAGTCGATGCGACAGCTTCTTGAGTATTGTAACCTAAAAATGCAGAAAGATTTAATATTGATTCGGGTAGTTGTGCTTTTGTTAAGAAGAACTCACGGTATGCTGACAATTGATAAAATAAAAGGTTGCCAGTTAATGTAGAAATGGTATCAATTAAGAAACTAAGAAATGATGATTTCGTTAAATCCACATTCTCCAATTCAAGATAATTTTTCATTTCGTTACTAATTAGTTCACGAATTACATCTCTAGATAAGTATATTTGTTCCGATAGTAATGTATCAGTCATTCTTTATCTCCTAACAGGTCGCTGGCGTTCTAGGTGTAAAGTAAAACCCAACTCTATTATCAAATAATGTATCCTTTAAAACAGGTCTTAAAAGCGAATCTTTGTATAAAAGTCTAGATATAAACTGTGAGTCTGAAAGCGTATGTATTTTTTTATCATATTCAACAAAAGAATATGTATTAACAACTTGTGCATTTACAGCTGCCAGAGTCTCACTTTGAAACACTTGACATTTTAATCTCCAATATCTTCTATCAGTATTTGGATGAATCTCTACCCCAGTAATTTGATAAAGGGGATATGTATCATTTGTGGTTTGTAAAAACGCTTGTTCAAACTTTATAATGTCATGTGGGTATGGTTTAAATCCATATGTACTTGGTATAACAATAGTCGTTTCAGTATTTTTATTATATCCAATTTCCTCAGCATCAAATGCAGTTGTTACTTCCTCTGGATAGTAAACAGGAAGGAGTAGAATCTTATCTCTTTTTATACCTGTCAAATCTCCAGTTTGCTCATACGAACCACCAAAAATATTTTCATCTTCCCATATTGTATCGTCGATATTTAAGTTATAATATGTAACTAAAAATCTAACTACATGATTACTATAATATTGATATAGTAAGTTTTGATATTCATGTACATAAGAATATAATCTTTCATAGTTTTGAATAGACGACATTATAATTTAACCCCTCTTCTTTTTGCTCTCTTCATCTCTCCACTTAGGGTTGTTTGAAAATGAATCTTCCGTTCAACCTCTCTTTGCTTCCAATCCTCGAGTAATTTATAAATTTTCTTTTTACATTTAACAGGTTTATTAGCTTTGCTACATTTTGCTAATTGTTTATTTAACAACTGTACAGCATATTTTGCTGACAAATAACTACATTGTTGATTACATAACGTTCTAGAAAACTTCTTCTGTTTCACACATTTACCCATACATGCAAAATTGTATTTTTTTATAATATAATTAACAACATCATTAAAGAAGGGAATGGGTACTACCCAAAGACCCATATATAGCGCTTGTCTTGCAAATTTCTCTTTTTTGGGATCTATCCTCGGAGGTTCAACAGCTATGTCTTCTTCTTCTTTAATTGATCTGACTGCTTGATAAATCTTAACATGTTGTCTAAATGGAATATTTTGTCTTAATCTCTTATCTTCTGTCACAATTTTTAATAAATTAGATTTTGGAAGTTGATAACTTGCAGCGATGGTTCTTGCTTTCTTAGCTAGTTCTTTTTGTTTTTGTTTTCTACCTTTTTCTTCTTTTCCCAATTTAGCTTGATTTAACTTAATCATTTGTTGTTGTAATCTTTTTGACCATTTAATATATTGACCATTTAACTTTTTCTCACACTTATCTGGATTTGGAAATCTATTACATTTTGAAATTTCTGACCTGAGATCACCTACGACTTTACGGGTAGCATTAACCTGACACTCATAACGGCATATCTTTCTTGCATTTGACATTGGAAATTTCTTCCAACAGGATCTTGAGCATGTATCAGTAAGTTTTCTAACTATGTATAATACAAACATACCAAGCGGAGGACCAGCAATCATACCACCAATTGTAGCAGCCACACCTGTAGCAGCCACCGCAGTACCAACCCCACCTGCAATTGCAGCAAACCCATATTTTAAAAATTTCCTAAATTTACCTTCAAACTCTTTGATATCTTCTGTAATAGTCAGTCCTATAACATCTTCATATGATAACTCGGAAATGAACTTGCACAAATCAACATGTTCTTTAAATGTAAGTTTATTTTTTAATACCTGACTATCGAAAGCAATATCAAGTAAGTATTTTCTTCCAACGTCTTTTAAAATATTTCTATCCTCTTGAGTAATCATATATATAACCTCTTATTGCGAATCTGAAGATTCAAAAAATTTAAAGTATGTAGCTTCATCAATAACAACTTGTAATTGACCAGTATCTCCTTTGTAGGTAACATCAACGGCAACAGAAAAACCTTTCAAGTTTTTGAAAAACGTAACATCTACATTACTAATATTTGCTCGATCATCATATCTCAATAAAGTATTTTTAACTTCATCTATAACTTTATTAACAGTAGGTTGATCAGCAGGTTCAAATACCATTTTATACAAATCACTACCATACTCAGGATCCCACTGATAAGTTCTTCTTGGAGTAATCAATATATTATTCCAAGAACTGACAATAACTTCTATATCTTTGATTCTATTGAAATCTCCTGTGGCTGCAATTTTTGAAGTATAATCAGCTAATTTAGAATTCGAACCAGCAACTGACTCATTGAATCTATCTAATATGCTAGCCATACTTTTTAGTTTCCTCTTCCAGTCTTTTTTGTTTGTCCTCTTCTAACTGCGTTTTCCACTTGAGATAATCTTGAAACCTTTTAATAGGCATAAGTATAACATCAGTATATGATTGTCGACTCATTTCCATACACGCATAAATGTTCTCAGCTAGATCTTTTTTAAATCTAAATATTTCATCATGCTGAGAACAATGCACGAAAAAAGCTTTCCACCAAATCAATATCATATTCATCTTGGTTGCCACAACTATTGCAATTACTTTGCATTCTTAAATTAATACCATAATCTCCAAATGCTTTTTCGTAAGCTGCATATATAGCTCGTTTATCTCTAGCGGGTAATGAAAGATAAGCATCAATAACATCAACCCTATCAGAATATTCAATTGGTTCTTTTTTCTCTGGAACATCTTGCTCAAATTTATCAATAATGAGAGTTTCTGTTATTAGCTCAATTGTACTTCCAGGTCTATTTCCCAATTGATTTATTCCAGAAATCTCATCAAATAAAGTTGGTTGTTTTACCGTTACAAAAACACCCTTTGAAATAGGAAGTTCAACTTTTTCTTTATCTTTTATAATGTTATCTCCTGGATAAGCATTGAAGTTAAATGTGCTAGATGCTTGTACAGTTACAGCATATTCATTAGCACAAGCTGTACATCTTACCTGGTAGTTTCTGATTTCCTCATACGTAACATGATAAAGACCATATAACAAAGCATCTCTATCTTTGAGCGTTACACTACGAAGAAAAGAATCTAAATCCTCAATACCTTCCGGTTTGGAAGCTAAAGAGGTAAAAATACAATTATTTAAATGTTCCGCAATTTTTGTCGGAGTGACTAAACTCCCCTTTAATTTCTCTTCCTCTTGTACACTTAGGGATCTTAAAGTAAATGATTGTTTAGTTTGCGGTGTTATTACTTCATACTCCGGATACTGTACTGCAAATCCTTTGAACGTCATCTTGTTTTATCTCCTTTCATTCACAATCTATTACAAAATTGTTAGTTAATATACTAGTTTCTTTGCGGCTTTAGCCATTTTCGTTTGAGCTTTTACTATATGTTTCCCAAGCGCTTTTTTACACTTCTCTGGTTTTTTGGTCTGTGAACACTTACCCATTTGGCTTTTATACATAGAAATTTCATCTTTATATGCTTTGACAGTTCCTTGTTGCATACAGACCTTAAGAACTTTTCCTTTTTTACCCAAACAACCAGCATTATATTTTTTTAACATGACTTTACGTCTTTTTGCTCCAATTACTGCAGCCATCGCAACAATTGCTGCCCAACCAATAGGCGCAAGTTCACTAAAAGTTTTAAATCTATCACTAATAATTTGTCTCGCTTGCTCGTCTAGTTTAGATTCTGCAACAATTTCTCCATCCATTGCTAAAACTTTTAATTGATATTCATCAGCTTGCTCAATAAAATTTATAAGTTGAAGTTTGGCTTGTTTTGATAACTTATCATTCTCTGAAAAAATATAAATAAGACCTAACTTCATTTTATTAATATCCATCTTTAACTACCTCCTCTACATAACTCTATCTTTACGAATTTGATCTTCAACTTTTTTTATATGCTTAATAAAATTATCGCGACACTTTTTTATATCACTTGTTTGACTACATTTACTCACTTCTCTCTTTAAAGCTCCTAATCTTGCATAATTCGCTTTTAGTTTAAAATCTTGCATACATTTCTTTTTTTCTTCACGTTCTTTACCAGCGCATGCTTTGGCAGCATTACTAAGGAATTTAGCATGTGCTACTTTTCCTGCTGCAACAGCCGCAGCAATTATCATTGCTGGAACGATGATAGCTTCTGATACGACCTCATCTTCAGATACATTTCGTATTCTACCTTTAGTAATGAGCACCTTTAATTGAGATTTAGACGCTTCATTCTCAACAAAACGAAGTATTTGAATTTTAGCATATTTTGAAAGGTTAGATTCATGAACAATATATGCAGCAATAACTTTAAGATAAGATTTTGATAACATTTTATTACCTCAATATTACGATGGACCTTGTCCTCCAGACGCTTGTCTTGGACCATATCCCTTAACTGTGTCTTTAACTTTAGCAAATGTAGCGGCATATGAATTACACTTTTCATAAACCCATGGTTCGTGCCATGCATAATCCACATTGAACTCAATTTCAAGATCTAATCTACCAACTGTTTCAACATCACTTGTGTATAAGTCTTGTGGATCTTTACCTGGAAATACGCCGTCATATGCTGCATAATATTCAACTGTTCTAGCATCGGGAGCTGTAGTCCAGTAGTACATAAGACCAGCATAAGTTTTCTTTGTGTATCCTTCACCACCTTCTCCATCTATTAAATCAGTAGCACCTGTTCTATAGTCTCTAATCATCTTCACCCAAGAATGCATAATATCAAGGAGAGGAGTTTTATTAAATTCCAAGAATTTTACAGATACAGTATTTCCATAGTCGATGTTTCCTGGCACAGCCCATTTAACGCCACCAAGGCCAGTGTACTCAATTTTATTTAGAGTTCCGCCTGGCGGTGTAACCGATAGACAAGACGCTGCAAGTACTGTTTGTATTTCACCAATTGATGATAAACCACTTATTCCATCAGTAATATAAGTTACTAATCCAGCAGGTAATTTATCAAACCAGATAAAATGATAACCTGTTGAATAAGGATCTGCAACACCCACAGACGTCCCACCAAATTTTCTCGTTAAAATATTTTGGCCAAGTTCAGCGAACGAGTATTTCATTGTCATTGTTTCTGTCCTCCTAGTTGTTTAAACAACTTTATACTTAATACGTTTCTTTATAACTTTAAGAACCGTTTTCCAATCACCGTTATGAATACTAATAGCTTTATCATCAATGTAAAAATCTGCTGCGAGTTTTTCGCCAGTAATTTTATCAAAATGAATACCCTTGTCTTTTAACCACTTACCAACTTTCTTTATTTGGTCTTCGTGATCACCTCCAAGTTCGTCAGCGTTTTGTTTTGATGCTCTTGTAGTAAATATAACTATCTCATAACTATTTCGTTTTAACCAATCAATGACTTTCTTTGCACCATCAAATGCATCGTCATAAATTGCTCCATCTTTGTACCCTTTGGAATATTTATGAATTGTTCCATCAAGATCAATCATTGCTCTTTTTGGAATTTGTTCATTTTTATTCTCAGGGTAAATAGTTCTTATAATCTGTCTTTTCTTCTTTTTCCGGTCTTTGGGAAACGAGTCAATTGCAAACGCGCCAACAGACTCACTATCCTTAACTTTTTCTAAAATTTTATCTATATAGTTCATTACACTACCGGTGATTAATTTTATATTTTGTTCTAAACTCAATAAGACATTGTTCATAAATTTATCTATATATATTAATAAATGAAAGATAAAACAACTGACTATTAATTCTTTATGAAAGGAGATCAACAAATGTCCAA